TATAAAGATTTTGGTGCTAATGTTTGAGTATATGGTTGTATTTCTGAAAGGATTTCTATCCAATCAGGATTCATAGAAAGGAATCTATGTATCATATAGTTACTCCAGGTCTTTTTAGAATCTTCATCTAACGTATCCCAATACTTAGGATTTTGTACTGATGTTATGTTTGTTATGTGGTCGAATAGTGTTCTTTTTGCTGGCATATTATATATCTTTTTCTTCTACCAACGGTAAATTAATTGTTGTTGGTAATTCTTTATCTGCATGAAATTCATTAAATAATTCATAAGATTCCATATGCATATTACAACATGATTTTTCAGCTTCATCAATATGTACAGAATATACTTCTACTTCTTGTGCATTTAAAACATCATCAGTAATATCTGTATATTCTCTATGTACCAATTCATAATCATCAAACTCGGTTGGTAATGAATTTAGAAACTTTCTATAATCTTTAATTATCATCTACTTTTTGTTCTTCAATTGTTCTGGAAGTAATTCTTCTACAATTTCACCACAATCTCCACATAGATATAACTCTACTGGTACAATTGCATCATTTGGTGTACCTGTTACTAATTTAGATACTTTTAAGAACTTGTTTGCTGGAATGAATACTGTTCCTTTACATTCTTGACATTCCATTTCGGTTGCTTTTGAAAAGTCTATCTGTGGTTTGTTTGGTTGAGAATTTGCTCCTCCTAATATTTGTGCCATAATTTATTTGTTTTTTTATTTAATCGAACCATTGTGAACGGTCTGTTTTTACATTCTTTACTGTTTTCTTTAACATCTCTACTTCCTTCTCTTTCCATAGTTTGTTAGTAACCTTATCTTCTGCCTCTAGTTCATTCTTCCTACCAATATCATTAGCTGTTTTCAAGGTTTCATCTGTAATCTTTTTACCTTTAGATGCGGCTTCCAAAGATGCATATCGTTTTGTATGATATGAACTAAGTGGTTTTGTGAATTGTTTAAGATATTCGGCTTTCCCATCTAAGTATTCTAAGAACTTATCAAAATTCTCTTCACCTAACTTATTCAACTCTTCATCCGTTAATGGATTTTCATGGTCATATATCATATAGATAAATGTGTTAGTTTTTCGTTTAATCTTTTCATATGCTTACAAGGTGAATAAGAACGAAAAGAACGTGCTGGACATTCACAATCATCAATCTTGTAATCTGTTACTCTTACTTGATAGTAAGATAACTTACCTGTCTTTTTGTTACGAGAACCCATTTCTCGGTAGTACCAACTGTTTTGCATAATTAATATTTTATGGTTTATATCTTATTTACTATGTAAATATACGAAAAATAATTGAATTATCCAAGCAATTTCGTTAAAACTTTTTGTACTATTTCAGTTGAATTTCCAAATTCTTGTGATATGTTTTTACCATCTTTGAAAGCAACAATCATTGGTATGTTGGTTAAATCAACCATTTCTCTACTATTATTAAAATTATCAGGATTAACAAATACAAATGGAATTTCTCTATTTTCCTTTTGTTGTGAAATTTTAAGAAACTCTGGTTTAAGAATATCACAATTCCCACACCAATCAGTTCCAAACATAACCATAACTTTTGCTCTTGTATTTATTATAATATCAAGTGAATCTGTTTGTAATTGTATCATTTTTAAAATTTATATATTCCACCGATATTCCAAAATAAAATATCACCTTCTATTGAATCTATATTCTCTTCCAACCATTTCCATTGTTTTATATCCCAAAATTGATTACATTGAAATGGAGCTTCATATCCATCTAACCTATCATTGAAATCATATTCTGATTTTCTAACTTTAATAGGTAATTGTGCTAATCCATTTTTCTTTAACATTTTATTAATAGAATTTTCAGAAGATACACAAGTTGTGTAAATTGTCTTATCTGTTTGTGGCCAGAAGTCTTTAAGTTCTTCTCTAAAGTATCCTTTTGCAAGGCCTGAAAGAGATACTCCACTTCCACTTGAAACAATTAAGTTTTTAAAGTTAGTATGTGGTTGTATTCTATCAGAAAGATAATCCATATAAAAATCATGATTAAAAGCATATGGTAACATCTGCCATTCATCTATTCTTGATTGTTTCTTTAATGAATTGTACATAATACTCATCATATTAGGTCTAATGGGATTAAATTTACAAGATGGATACTTTTCTTTAACCATGTTTATTAGTTCCCTAGAAATCTTCTTAGAATCAGGATAAGAATAATAAAACTCTATACCTAAATCTTCACATACTGCAGCTAAACACCATCCACTCCAAGAACCATCTACTGAAAGATGTGTTAGTGGTTTTGATGGGTCTACATATTTTTTAACTAATTCATATATAGCAGCCATCTTACCCCATGGTGGCAAGTTAATATCATCACCCATCAAATCATCTCGTTTTACCCAAACTGACCTTCCTTTGATTTTATATTCTTCTAACGGAGTATCTTCTACTAATCCTAAAACCATAAATTCTTTATTCTATCTAAATGAGATTCTTGTACTCTATCTTCTAAACAACTATTTACTACTAATTTTAAATTATCTGCAAATTCTATATTAACATAACCACCTAATTTTCCATGAGAATCTTTTGGTTGATTATATTCCCAAGATGTGTGTTCATAATATCTTATTTGTTTTCTTTCTAATAATCTGTTTCTACCATCAGTAGTTAACATATCGAAATGACCGATTCTAAGTTTATTATTTACTGATAAATCCAATATAGCCGAATTATCAAATACCTCACCACGAGATATTGAAATTATATCTATCTTATTTTCAATCTTAGAAAAGAAAGTTCTGTCAAAATAGTTTTTGGTTGATTTATTTAATGGAATTGTAATTATAAGTGTTTTACAAGTTTTTAAATATCTATCTATTTCTTCTTGTGATGTTTTTGAGTTTACTATATTGAAATTACCAATCTTTTTTTGTAATTCTTTTGATATAGCACCATTTCCAAAAATTAGTATAGAATCATCTTCTTTAATTTTATTATGAATCCAATTTGCACAAGGTTTAGCTGTTGGAGCAGTTGCTACAATACCTATATTTCTTTTTCTTGCTTCTTCAATGTTTACATTATCGATACCATGAGAACGGCAAATAACCCATTCTAAGTTTTTATAATCAGTAAATGTTTTTTTACCAACTTTACTAAACTTAACTGAAAGAACCTTTATTTTATCTTTATCTAAAGTAGGTCTTTCAAATGCTCCCAATATATTAATCGATGGTAATCTCTGTAATACTACCTCGGTTATGTCCGCTTTGTCCTTGAGCAAGCAATTCTCGTATTTCTGTGTTGTCATCTTTTTCTATAAATAATTTTTCGAAGATATCTTCTATCTTAGATTTCCAAATAGGTTGTTTTAGGAAATCACTATGTGCTCCAACTTGAAATGTTTTCTTTGGTCTCCATAGTAATTCTTGATTTAACGAACCAATTTCTTTTTCAAAGGCTTTTCTTAAAACATATTTCATTCTTTGACCTTTACCCTCCTTATCATCTCTGTATTTTGTAGGTATTCTTAATCCAAAATCAATAACATTTTTATTAATGAAAGGAGTTCTAAGTTCTACTTCACCTCCATACATCATAGCTTTATTGGTTCTAATTAAATTAGTTTTGTGTAAACTGTTTAATAAGTTAACTCTTTTTTGATGATACCACAATGGTTCTGGCCAACAGAATCTTTTTACATCGCCATATGAAGCAAATATTTCATCTGCCCCCTCACCACCAAATACAACTTTAAATCCATCTTTTCTTATTTTCCATGCTAATGCAAGTTGTATAACTGCAGGTGCTACTTGAGTCCATTTGTGAGTTTCTGATGCCCATATTGAATGTACTAATTTTCTCTTTACATCAATTTCATCGTAATTTATTACTTTTAAATCAATATCAAATAAATCAGCAGCTATTGTAGCGTAATGTAAATCATCTTTAACTTTTGATTTTCTATCTTTATTTACATTAACAACATATGCAGTTAATCGTTTTCCTTCTTTTTTTAGTTTCTTAGAAAGTATATAACTAATTATTGTACTATCAATACCACCACTAAGAATTGTACAAATAGGAACATCTGCAATCATCTCATCATCAACAGCATCTTCTAATAATCTTTTGAACTCAGATGAATAGTAATCAATTCCTTTATCTTCGTTTTCATACAAAGCAAACTCTTCTTGATTTCTTGGATAATATCCTGTTGGGTGTTTTTTATCAAATGGTGTTGGTTTAAAATTAAACCAAACTGATTCTGATTTTTTATACCCTTCAAATGTTTTATCTGATTCAAATGTTATTAAAGTACCTGGTTGAACTATTTTTATTAATTCCTTATCCTTATATGATGAATTAAAACGAGAACCTTTATCAATATTATAATATTTTAAGTCCATTGATTCAGTTAATCCTTTTACTTCACTTGAAAATGTAAAACCAATATTATTATAGTAATAATAAAAAGGTAATCTACCCATGAAATCTCTACCAAGAATTGTTTTATCTTCGTTTTTATCATAAAAAGCAAATGAAAACATTCCCTCTATCTGATTCATTATTGGTTCAAGATTATCTATATTATCAATTATAATATAAAGTAACAACTCAGTATCAGATTTATCTGTTTTGAAATTATATTTTGACCTGAGTTTTTTATCAAACATTTTAAATGTAGATTTCCATAACTCACCATTAAAAGCAATATAGTATCTTTCATCAGCTGATATCATTGGTTGATTTGCTATTTCAGATAAATCTTGAATTTTTAATCGGTTATGAGATAATTTCATATTATTCTTAAATGATAATATAGTATTCCCATCAGTACCACGATGCATCATAGAAGTAAGTCCATTCTTCATGTCATCGTTGTTCTTAAAGAGGTTACCTCCTAAGATTCCACACATATGTTATTATTTTTGTTTAAGTTCAATATCTCTTTCAATTGTAGTACTCATATGGTCTGCCCAATGGAGGATATATTGAATATTTGTTTTTAGATATTTTGATACATCAAATACTTTATAATATTTTACATTATCTTCATCATACATACCATCAGTAAGTTTGATTCCAAAGTATTCGTTTTCTGCATAAGTTATACCATACTTTTGAAGTAAGAAAAATGTTCTATCAGTATGTGTTAAATAAGATAACTCTGTATTTCTTTTATAAGTTTCTCCTCGATTCTTAACATGCCAGTCGCTATCATTAGTTAAATAATGTAGTTTACCTTTATCACCAAGTTTACCTAAATCATGATGGAAAGCGGCAAATAATAATTCTTCTTGTGTAAAATCTATAATTCCACCCGCTTCTTGATAAAGTTTCATCATTCTGAGTGAGTTTCTTGCCACATTCATAATATGGTCAATATAACCACCCTCATATGCGTTGTGATAATTTTTATTACCACTTGCAGGGGATAACATTAGGTTTGGTCCTAATTCATCCATTGAGTACATATGGAGTATTTTTTCTAATCGATCTCCATCAAACGATTTTTTAAGGGCCTCGATAAACTTATTGTAGTTCTCTTCGAGTTTAACTTCATTGTAACGATTCATTGTAACTAATTTTATGTTTTAATTTATTATTTTAATCTATGCGTTCGATTTCACATTTAATCTCACACATATTTGGATACATTGGATGTAATATAGAGAAATTCATCTCTGCTTTTAATCCATTTGTTATTCCATAGTTCTTATCTACGAAATAAACTATTTCAGTACCACTTTGATTTTTAAGTCTTTTACTGACCTTTTTCGGAACTTGAGGGATACCCAATACTGGTTTATCCGATTCTTCGTCCTTCATAAATACTTTAATTGATGCCATATATTATTTTATTATTTACTATGTAAATATACGAAATTATTTTCATATATCCAAGCTTTTCTTTATAAATTTTCAT